GGAGGGAAGAAGCAGTCAACTAGTTGCCCGTACTCGTCGATAAGACCTGTGCAGACTTTCGGGCTCTTGACGAGTTTGTGTTTCGAGCTGTCCCACTTGCTTGCATAGCTACTAGTGATGAACTGACAGTGAAGCTTGTCGTCGGGAGACAGGAAGATCCGAGGGTCTTCGTAGCTAAGACGATGCCTCCCTGCCCTGAGTTTTCTGGCTGCGACGATCGTGTCGTCTTTAATCAGCTCACCCACGTAGATATCTGTGGGAGTGTTGTTGTAGTAGAAGTACTTCATATCGTGCCTAAACACGAAAGGCTCTGGTTGAGAGCGCCACGCGATTAGGGTCGATCCTCGGTGCTTGAGCACACAAGGGCTGAAATTTGCTACCGCTGTTGAGGGGAGACCGTCGGTAATTCGCACGAACTCTCCTCCGACTTCATGCGCTTGTGTGTAAACGGAAGGAAATCCCTTGTCCGAGGGGAGATGTACCTTTCGGACAGCTCGTTCGTGATAAGTCCGGTAGCGATGGAATTGAAGACTCACTTGCTCAGCTCCTCCATGGCACGTTGGAATCCTTCAGCGATACGGTCCCAGCGGTAAGAAGGATTCTGGGTGACTTCGAAACAGGACTCAGCTACATGATTGCGATAGACCTCATCTTCATAGAGCTCCGTGAGCAGCTCCGCCATATGGTTTACATCTACAATTCCTCGTTCGACACAGAGGTCTTTGTCATAAATCCACGAGGCAACCCGAGCAAGGGGAGCCTTGTTTTTCCAGATGTCCGCGCACGACGTGTGGTCAGGGAGTACTTGAGCTCGCTTGCATGAGGCATGCTCGAAAGGAACCAAACCCCATCCTTCACCATTGGCCGTGTTGATGCCAACGTCGCAAGCGTTATAGATCTTGTTGAGCAGCTCGTCTGGCGGTGCATTCACATAGTTGATGTTGTTCGAGGTCATGATCAGGCGTTGGTCGGACTTAAGTCCATGACGCTTCATCTCGGTTTCGAAGAGCGCTCGCACATCCCACCCGAGATCCTTCTCGCTCATGTGGAGGTACAGCATCGTGTCGGGCTTATCTTTTGCGAACTCGACGAACGCCTTGATCGTTAGGTCGATCCGTTTCCGGGGCTGATTCCGGTTTGCGTTAAGCACAATGAACTTGTCGAGAGGCAGTTTGAGCTGTCGCCGTGCCTCGTCCCGGTCCATCGCGAAGAACTTGGACGTATCGATTCCGTGAGGGACCACTCCCATCAGCTTCGGAGTGATACCGTGCTTCATCAATCGTTGAGCTTGCTCGATCGTGAAGGTGATCGCGAAATCCCAATCCTTCACATAGCGCAGGTGACTCTCGATGTACCACTCGGAGTCGATTGGGAAATAAGCGATGAATTTAAACTTTAGAGAGGACTGCAGCAGGTGGATCCGTTCCCACACCTGATTGACGACCCAGATGTCATTCAGACAGATAACGAAGTCAGGTTTCTCCGCCTCGACCACCTGTGGCAGACGACCGATACCAAAACGATCAGAAGGATTATGAGCTGCAGCGGGATAGACCTTAAACGGGAGGTTGTGAGGATCTCCAGCGTAGTTGATACCAAACGCAACTATTTCGTTATCGTTAGCTAAGTGCTCAAGAATACTATGTGTGACTCTAGCGAACCCTGTGTTCGAAAGAATGTCTCCATACCAGAGAATCTTTGCCATTTAAAGGTAGAATCTGGCTATTAGTATACAGACATCTTTTAAAAGGACATGCCGAGTAGAGAGTCATTTGCTTATCGACGTGCTCTTAAGTTGCGTGCAGCAAAAGCTGTTGACTCTGAGGCACCCGAGTTAAGTTCCATATTCACTAGAGCAGCTGGTGATTTCTCTACTTTCTGTACGGTTATGGACAAGGCTCCAGCCAAGCATATGCTGGAGTGGCATCAGCACTTAGTTACTGGTGAGAGCAATAGATACCTTATAGATATTGCTGGACCTAACCTAGATATTCTCGCCCCTCGAGGTAGCGCTAAGTCCACAGTGCTCAACATGTTCACTGCTTGGATCATCGGGCGGCACACGACTGCAGGGCTTCCACTCCAGATCATCTACTGTTCGTACAACATCGCGACGGCGATACCTAAGAGTCGAATCATCAAGCAGATCCTCGACTCGTCGACTTACAAAAAAATCTTTCCAAAAGTTCAGCTCCGATCGGGCATGCAGTCCGACATCGGTTGGAGTATCGATTTCGACTACGCAGGCATCAGCCGTGTGGGCGACGAAGAATTCACGCTTAGGGCTGCTGGTCTCCGAGGCTCAATTACTTCTAAGCGTGCTCATTTGGTTATCGTCGATGACCCTATCAAGTCCAGCACTGACATCAAGAACCCGACCATTAGGGAGGAGATGAACAACAACTGGAGCTCTGTTATTGCTCCGATTATTTTCGAAGGCGGTAGAGCTATTTGCCTCGGTACTCGATTCCATCCTCTAGATATCCACAAGACGATGTTTGTCCCCCAGAAGGGGTGGAAGCAAGTTACACAGGAGGCTCTTACGTACGACGATAAAGGTGAGCCAGAGAGTTACTGGCCTGAGCAGTGGAGCGTTGACTACCTCCAGGGTCAAAAAGAACTAGATCCTGTTGCTTTTGCTTTCCAGTATCAGCAGCAACCGGTGATGACCTCCGATCTGGTGCTTTCGCCAGACCTGCTGATAAAGGGAGATGTTGTCACTGAGTTCGACAGTCTCGCTGTAGGCATCGACCTTTCGGCGAGTAAGAACGAGACATCCGACTACACCGCTTTTGTTTTAGCCGGGAGGTTGAAAGACAAGTACTACGTTATCGATGCTCATCAGGTTCGATCGATTGGGAACCTTGAGAAGATAGATCTACTGTGCAAAATGTTGGTCGAATGGGGCATCCTCCAGGAAAACAGTGAAGGCGAATACTTCCCGACTTACTCCACGTGCACTTTAGTTGTGGAGTCTGTTGCCTACCAAGCTTCTCTAGCAGCGGACCTCAGGAGAATTCTTCTTAACGAAAGAGGACTAGGCAACATCCACATCCACGAGGCAAAAGGTTTTCGTGGAGACAAGATCGCTCGTTTTAGGGGTACGCTTGGCCTGCTCGAAAACAAAAAGGTGGTCTTCAATAGGTACCGAAAGTTTGACGCTCTGTTCGATCAACTGATCAATATCGGGGCGACTTCTCACGACGACCTTCTTGATGCGTATACCTGGGTTATTACCTACCTCCAGCGTCGAGGTAACTTCGAAATGGAGTACTAATAATGGTTGATACCTCTTGTTCTAATGCTCTGTTGTACTCCTCTAAGTACTTCATCGCGGTTACTGCTCACAACCCTTTAAACCGCTTTGACCCTTTTCTAGAAGTTCTGCGTGGGTATGAGGAGCTGCCTGGTACGAAAGAAGTTTTTGTATTTATTGATTATGAGCACAGAGAGGATAAAAACACCCTACTTAGTCTCATAGACAGTAACGTTAAAGGGTTGAACGTTGAAATTATAGTCGCTCCAGAAGAGTACAAAGGCTTCTCGCTTACCTGGAGTCACAAGAACCTGCTTCGCCTAGCTGTCGAGGCTAGAGCATATGACTTTTATATCTACACAGAGAACGATATGTTGTTCTCGAGTGAAAACTTCTTTTATTGGTTTAATTGGAAGGACAAACTGAAACTGTTGAATCTCGAACCGGGCTTCTGTCGTTTCGAGCGATTTGAGGACAAGTTCGTTCCTTTTGACAACCACCGTCAGTGGCAGCTAAACGCCGAAACTCCTGAGGTTTGGGGAGATCGTCCTTACAGAGTTGAGACGTATTTAACTCCGTACTCTGAGTTCGTAGGTTTCGCCTCTCTAGGTAACCCTTACGGGGGTCTTATGGTTTTGGATCAACGGATGGCTGAGGAATACATAAATTCAGATAGCTTTGACCCGACCGAGAGCTACAAGTTAACTAGGCATAGGTGCTGGCCAATTGCAGACCGAAGCTCGATGGGAACAATTTTTGAAAATCTGCGTTCCGGACAGGAGCATCGCCGTGTGGTACCTCTTGTTACGTTGGAGGGATCAGTGCAAATAGCACCGTGCGGGTTGCTGGAGCATTTGGATACGAAGTACAGCAAAGAACTCAGCGAAAAAGGCGTTGATCTGTTAGATATCTCTAAGCTCTTGGTCACCTGATGCTTTTCGAAGAAGACCGATTTATGTTTAATGAGATCGACGACCTAGCTCCTTCCGCATCTGATATGTTCAGTGATAACGTGAACCACCCTATGCACTATACGCAAGGTGCTATTGAGTGCATTGATGCTTTAGAGGCTGCATTAGGTAAGGAGGGCTTACGTTCCTACTGCCGTGGCGCATGTATGAAGTACCTCTGGCGCACCGAATTTAAAAACGGTGTGGAAGATCTAAGAAAATGCGCTTGGTATCTGCAGAAATTAATCGAAATTTCTGAGGAGGAGAGTTAAACTGAGTTTGGAGCTCTTTTACTATGGATATTCGTGCCTTTGGTTCTGTCTTTGGGCAGACATCTGTACTCCCCTACGGGAGCGGGATTTCTTGGCAAACCTCTGATGGAGAGCGTAGGTTTCCCACCAGCCGTGGCGTCTATATGAACGGTACTGGCAACCATACTGTGTATGTGGAGCTTTCTGACGCTCCAGGTCAGTACACGTCGATTACAACCTCGGCTCCCTGCTTGCTTAATTTGGCTTGCACCGCTATTAGCGGAGGCACCGCTAGCTCTGCCGTTGTGCTCTTCTGATGAAC